GCTAATTTTCTTTTTGGTGCATCACCAACGCAAACTTCACCAAGTGCAAATTCAGCAGCAAATCAAAAGATTACAATAAATCAAAGTTTTGGCGGTATGGGTGTTATTGATCATAACTTTGCAGCAAACAGTATTATACCGGCTATCAATAAAGCGATAAGCACGGGACAAGCGAGGATAAATTAATTGCTAACCTTTGATACAGCTTTAACAAGTGCTTTAGCCAATTCCAATACTACCGCATTTTATGTTCTTAAATTGTATTATAATGATGAATCTGCTTTTATTGGTGTAAGTGATAGACATAGACAAGACGGCACAGATATATATTATGGCATTGTTGCAAGTTTTGGAAACTATACGCAATCATTAGACTTCTTTAACTTTACAACATCAACAGGCAATATGAGTGTTACGCTTATAAATACTGCAAAATCTATTAAAGGCGGTAGATTTTCAGATTTACTTGCTGCTAATAATTTTGCGAATCGTAAGTGGGAATTATTTTTGAATGCCAACAACACAACTACATTAGACACGGCTGCAAGAATGATTGCTTCTGGTGTTATCTCTGGTGAAATATCTTATGATGAAAACAATACAACGCTTACATTGTTAGATAATTCTTCAAAGTACCATAAAAAAATACCGGCAAATACAGTTGATTCTTCTACCTATACAAATGCACCAACTAAAAACATTGGAAAACCTATACCTATTGCGTATGGCGACTTTTATGAAAAAGGAGATGTTGGAACAATTCCGACTTCGCATTTTGATAAATATTATAATTTTTATAAAAGTGCTTTCCCGGCTATTGTTACGGATGCTTGGGACGTGCAAGAAGCGGGAACACTTGCAAAAGCTGATACACAAGCAGTTAATACAATGGATGCTGAAAATGTTTATTTTTATAAAGACGGATTTTATCCAACGCTTACGGGGACTAACGTAATTACTGCAAATCCAATATTAGAATACAAAGGAAGTACCGCTTCTCTTTATCTTCCTATTAGCACATCAAACCTTGCAGCGGCTTCGGGAAGTGGCAACAGTTCAGTATCTGATCAAGAAAGAATTAGCGATGGGGATTTTTCAGATGTTGCAACTTGGGTTGCAAATGGAGCTACTACAGGCAATTCTACTGCAACAATGACTTATGCTCTGCCGAAAGTAAATAAATTAGGCACATTCACAGGATTGTTGGCTTTAGTCCAATGGGGAACGGTTACCGATTTAGATGATGAAAATAATGAATCTTTTAGATTTACGGTAGGTTCGGCAAATATTGATATGGATAATATCACTTCAGATTCCGAAACTACTGAAAATATTGCTTCACTTTATAGTGGTAAAACAGCAACTTGGGATTTTGAAGGCGATTTAAAATTTACTTTAATATCAACAGATGCAAATGAATCTGCACAAATATATCAATCTGCTGCAATTGTTAATTTTACAATTGAAGGAATCGATTCTCTTACCCTTGTAGAAACTTATGAAAGACTAATGCCGAGAACGCAAAATCAAAGAATTAGAAATCACGCTTGGGATGGTGGTCAAAAATCTGTAACAAGCACTAGAACTGTTACAGGACTTAATCCTTCAGAAATTGATTATATATATTATTCTGGCAAGGGTAGGCAATACGGAGCATACATTGATGCAGATTCAAGAAATCAAGGATATAACGCAAATGCTTTGATTGAAAACCCTATATTTATTATAGAAAGTATTTTACGATCTGAATTAGGTCCTATATATACCGGCTCTGGAACAAGCACA